CGTCGAACCGCTTCCGGGCCTTCTTCACATCATCGTCAAAAACCTTCCCGGTCAGCTGAGCCATAAATCGGAAAGTCGCTCCGTTTTTCACGCCCTCCATGATCCCCTGATTGACCATGTTTACCAGTTCCATGGTGGGCATCAGGGCCGTGTTCCCCGCCCCGAAAAAATCATCCTTCAGCTGATGCTTGGTAATCACCGCGCATCTCCTCAGCGGAACGCTCCGCTTCTGGCCCCCGACAAAGGTGTATTTCAGATACGGCTCGCCGCCCCGGTCCACAACCTCGCAGGCGGAGGGCAGCGCAGGGAAATACCCGATCACCTCGCCCAGCTCATCCAGCAGCGGCGCGACGAACAGATTGTTCTGCACGTCGTAGATATTGGAACAGCGCTCAAGGAACTGGGGCCAGGTATACCATGGATTCGGTGCCGTCTTTGTCGCCGTGTAAAGCTTCTGTCTCGCTGTGCCCTGGATCCTGTACTGTAGCTTTCCGACGTGCCGGGCCTTCGCATCCACAGCCGCACGCACAAGCTCACTTTCATAGATCTGCCCGCCCCAGCTGGTGAACTTCGGCGAGTAGGCCGTCAGCGTCTCAAAGCGCCCCTCCACCGGTACGCTCTTCGGGACACGTCCGAAAAGCCTGTCAATCAGTCCCATCTCTGTCACCTCTCATTGCTCAGCTGGGCGCTAAGCTCCTCATAATAGTTGTGCCGCATACAGATAGCATCGCTCAGGGCAGCCATCCCGTCGATATGCCCCCGCGGGTTAATCTTGATCAGGCGCCGCCGGTTCGTGCCCTCTTCAAACTTGAGGGCGCTGTCCAGCATATGGACTTTCATCAAATCGTTATCGTTCGCGCACCGGAGCCGGCCGTCTTTGATCATGCCCTCCATATCGATCAGCACGCCGGTCAGGTTGCTTCCCTGGCTGACCGACTCCATGTCGTAGCCGTCCGCCTGCATATCCTGCACCAGGTAAGCAGCGGAGTATCTGTCATACCCGACTTTCAGCGGGAGGATCTCATACTCGCGCTCCAGCATCAGGAACCAGTCCTGCACCGCGTGATAATCCACCGTGTTCTCTCCGCAGACCGTCAGCAGCCCCCGCTGCTGATAGATCCGGTAAGGCAGGCCGTCACGCACCGTCGCTTCCTCGACCTTGTTCTCAGGCATGAAAAACTGCGTGAAGAACCAGCTGACGCCGTCCTTTTCGATGACCACCACAGCGGCGGTCAGGTCGACCGCCAGCGAGAGGTCAATTCCGCCAAGCGCATAGGAGTGCCGGAAGTCCTCATAGGTCAGATCACTGCCGAAGCACTTCCTGACATCCTGCACATTCAGCCATGCCTGCGAGCTGTTCTGTTTGATGCACGCGAACTTGGTCATAAACTCGGCTTTGTTTGCCAGGCTTTCCTCCGCCTTCGCGATCTCTTCCAGGATGTAGGATGCGCTGACGGATACGCCAAGATTCGGGATGCTCTTCTGCAGCTCGCTCAGGTCGTTCCATTTGTCCAGGTCATCGATCTGGTACAAAAAAGGCAGCAGGCGCTTTTCGCGGCTGTTGCCCTGCAAAAATGATGTAGCCCTTCGGAAGAGTTCATCATAAATGCCGTCATTGATGTAATTCGCTGTGGTGATGCTCAGGATCAGGGGCTGTTCTCTCGCGCCCAGCGCGGATGTCATGACCCCATACTGCTTGATTCCCTGATCGCCGACCCATGCGGCAATCTCATCACATACAGTCAGGTGCGGGTTGAAACCATCAGATTTCTTCTCGCTGAATGGCACCTTCTTGATGGACGTGTTCGTGCTCTCGATATAGATGTCCATCTTGCGCTTCTTGGTGATCTTCATCAGATCCGGCTCCGCGCTGATGGACTGCCAGAAGTCGTTGAACACGATGTCAGCCTGGTCAAGTTTGGGAGCCAGGAAATAGCAGTCAGCGCCTCGCTCCCCGTCAGCATAGGCCATAAACTCCGCGATCCCGGAGGCCAGCAGGCTCTTGCCGTTCTTCCGGCCCATCACAACGAACACTTCCCGGTATACCCGGACGCCGTTCTCATCCACCAGCCCGAAGATGCAGCTGATCAGCGCCTTCTGCCATGGTTCAAGCTTCACCAGCTTCGGCGCCATCTTGCCCTTGCTGTGGTGGCAAAAGCACTCGAAGAAGCGGATCGCTTTATTAGCCTTCTTCTGATCGAAGAAGTAGACCTTGTTTTCCAGGTCGCTGATGATCCGCTCATATAAAAGACGGATCCAGTGACCGACCGTCACGCTGCCGTCTTCTATTGCTTGGTAGTAGCGGAGGATCCAGTTCTCCGCAGCGGGCTTATTCATTCAGGAACTCACCCAGCTTATCACCGGCGGGCGCCTGCGATCCAAGCCGCTGGATGATGTCCAGCATTACGCCCAGTGTTTTGTTCGCCGTGTCGTTGTACTTCGGCAGCTGGACTGCCATGGGATTGGCTTCAATCTTTGTCTGCCCCTGAGATCCAACAGACTCAATCAGCAGGCCGCGGTCATCCAGGTCCATCTGGATCTTCCGGATGATTTCCATCTGGCCAGTGTACCGGTCGGCAGCAGAGACAAACAAAACGTTGTCTTCCACGCCGTACTGCTCGGCCATTTTCATAATTTCGTCAAAACTCAGTTTCTGTTTTGCCATCTCCTCGCCTCCTTCCCGGAAAATCGAAAACTTTTGCTAAAAGAGCTAAATTTTTGAGTTCATCCCAGCCCTGCCGCCCTCGCGCATTTTTGCTCTTGGCAGGGGGGATGTCACAGGAGCACTCGCCCCATCGCATCCGCTCGCCAGCGTTTCGTCTGGTGCTGATCATGGTGGCAGGACTCGCACAGCGCCATCAGGTTGTCAGGGTTGAGGCTGATGTTCGTGTCGCTCAGGTTGTCCACAGTCAGATGGATCTTGTGGTGCACCTCTGTCGCTGGTTCGATCAGTCCCTTGCTCAAACAGATCTCACACAGCCCGCCGCGAGACTCCAGGAATGTTTTCCTGCACTTTTTCCAGGCTCGTGTCGTGTAGAACCGCTCAATCTCTGGAGAACTATGCACCCAGGACCACCTCGCCGCTTATTTCAGAGTGCGACCCGTCAGCCGGAAGGGAACAGCTGACCCCCCAATAAAAATAGCACCAAGCTGCTCTCCCTTGGTGCTACCTTTTCACACTATCACAATACCATAAAGTTTTCTGAAATTCACTGAAAACTTACTTTGCAACCTTATCCGGGAATCTCCTGGCCAGCTGATCCTCTGCCCTGCTAAGGTAGTAGTACACAGATCTGTCGGTCCGGTGGATCGCCTCAGCGATGTCCTCCGGGCTGAATCCTTTAATATACCTCAGTCTCATCACCGCCCGGTCATCCGCGTCCTCGAGCTCACTGATCAGAGGATCCAGCGCTGCCTGTGCGGTCTCCAGCTCCTCCATGATCTCCCTGTAAGCGTCCCTAAGCTCTGCGACACGGATCGCTCCGTCCTGCACCTGATCATGCTGTCCACCGCCTCGAGGCATCCCCGTCAGCACCGTCGTGATCTTGGTTGCCCTGGCTTCCTCCTGTTCGATCCTCCATTGAACTTTGACCGTCTGCCGGAGCAGCTGACGCATCCGGAACAGATTAATCATTAGCACCACCTCCATCAATCCGGATACTCGACATCGGTAATGTCAGCTCCGCACTGGCTGCAGCGCTGAGGCATGTCGTACTCATCGTACTGTTCATGTGTCAGCTCATGACCACAGTAGGAGCACTCGGCGAATTCCTGATCCGTGCCGATATTAAACACCAGCCACTTGGCTTTCGGTCGGTCTTGCTTCCGTTTGAAGATCTTCATTTCGATTCCCTCTCTTTCTTCAGTCGCATCAATGCGCCCAGCAGATATTCCGGGCTGACATATCCTCCGCGGGCCTCCCAGGCCTCCCTGATCCTGACCGGGTCGGTTGTGTTGCAGTCATCTACCAGAGCTTTGAGATTCCACGCCATGCCCCAATTTTCATCAGCCTTTTTGCTCATCGTCAGTCCTCCTCTGGATAGATCGTTACATCCAAATGCCTGCCAAGAAACCGGAGCCCATAATCTGTCAGGCTGTACCACGCTTGCTTTCCTTCCTCTTCAGGCTCGTGTTTCCTGATGATTCCAAGGGCACCGCTGAAGTAGTCCAGATATTTGTTGTTTCCTGCCCAATAGTTCCGATACGGCTTATAAAAAATCTTTCCGTGCCGCTTATAGGCATGGCGCACGCCTTCCGGCCACATTCCGATCATGTGCATCATGTTCTCAAGCACTTTCTTGAGATCCCAACCTTTGTTCCTAAAATCATCCTCCACACCCATATCTGTTCCCATGTCGCCGAGATAATTGGAATATTCTTCCTGGAACCGGTCGAGCTGCTTCCGGGTGAACCTGCAGCCATATCTCCCATCCTTGAAGGTTCTCTGGTCCTCTTCTGACGCGAAGCATTCAGGATAATCCCCGGCCTCGCTTCGCTCTGGCTCATAGGGACATTTGAAGCACTTCATTCCCACGGCACCTCTTTCATCTGCTCTTCGGTTGGCTTTGCAGACCAGCATCGCCATTTCTTGCCATAGCTGTCATCGCCGTACTGTATCCGCATTGAGGCAATGCATGGCCATGTGATGCATGTAAGCGCATAATCTCCACAAACCGTCCTATATTCCTTCCCGGGTAAACGTTCCTCTTCCAAATAGCAGTAATCCCATCCAAAGGCTTTAACATCTTCCAGCTTCATCACCCTCGGTTCCTGCTCTTTCAGCAGTATTTCTACTTCTGTCTTTATCTGGTCTATGTAATCGCATAAACTGGAATACACATTCCAGTTGTCTGGGCTAACTACAGGATGAACGGTCACATCTGCGAACAAGCGCAAATCATCCAGATGAGTTATAACCATTTCTCTGTCAGTCATCCCACTTCACCGCCTTTCGCTGTTCGTCCGTTGGCATCCTGTTCCAACAGCGAGTGTTCTTCCTGTCCTCTTCATCATCTACCAGCAGGATAAATTCTTTGCTTGTGTTCATGTCTGGGTTCCACGAAAGGCAACATCCATCATCAACTGTAATAATCAGCGGAAAGATATTCTTCACGCCTTTGAACTCTCCATAAACAACCGGGTAGTTTTTGATCTCGTCCCAGTCAAGCACTCTCGCTTCCTGCTCTTTCAGCAGTTCCAGCTTTTTGCAAGCATCCTCAATCGTTTGAGCAAAATCTTCTCTTCCTATATTTGACAGATACAGACTTATTTCGGAAAGGCCATAAATAATATCATCACTTTTCATAATTACCTCATTTATTGTTTGTTGTCATATTTTGCACAAAGCTTAGGATACTCTGGAATTGCACCCCTGCATCGTTTCACAAGCAAATCAGCAATTTTTTCCAGCCCTTCGAATAAATATCCTATGTCTGTATGTAAAGCGTAACCTTTAGAATCAACCCACATGCTGTTTGAACAAAACGATTCTTCATTGTTCAAATAGTCAATAAGTGTTTGCGCCGCTTTTAATGCCCTAACAGCTTTTTTGTCATTATTCATTCCACTTCACCGCCTGTCCGCATTGATCGCAATACTTTTGTTTCTCATAGAAAAAGCATTTATGACACTTTGGACACCTGTAAAGACGGTCGATTTCGTTCAGCACTTCTACTTCCGGTTCAACCGCTTCCTGCTCTTTCAGCATGGAAAGAATTTCCTCCCCGAAATCAACTGTTACATCAACAAAGTCCTGATAATTGCCTTTTGCCTCGTTCAACAAGTGTTCAAATTCTTTGATAACCTTCTCCCGGTCAGGCATCATCATCCCGCCTTTCCCCGTCTGCACAGAACCAATTTGCCGGAACAGTTATATATCTGTCGACATATGTGTCATCGTTTCCGCAAATAATCCTGTCCTCATCGTAAGCATTTTTTGTCGGTTCTCCCCATCTGCAATCCTTGCATAAAACCAACGGCTTCATTTCGAGCATGCAACCAGTTTTGTCCTTATCAAGTTTCGGGATCATTACCCACGCTTCAGATTCAGCCATCCCACATCACCGCCTTTCCCCGTCAGCGCAGTACCAATCATCAGAAATGCAACAGCCGTCACAAGTGCAATGTATCGTCATGTAGTGTTTGCAATCCTTGCACCTGACAAGCTCCCCGTGATTGTCGTTCCACTGATAATCTGACCCAAGCTCCCCGCCTGTCCAGTAAGATTCAATAAACTCCACCTTGCGCTTCTGTCTATCAGCCATCAGATATGCACCTCTTTTCCCTGCACCAGATCCCCGGCAGCATCCGCATACTCGCACCGATATCCCAGTATCTCGCTGGGCGGTGCGACCTCCATCAGTGCCTTCCGCACCGGGCATGTCTCGACCTCTCGCCCGGTCTTCAGGCACATCAGACATTCGTTTTCCATCACCAGCTCACACAGCTGAGCCAGATGCAGGTCGCTGATCAGTACCATGCGTCCCTGCCGGACCGGGCCTTCGATGTCCAGGTGATACCGTCCTGATCTGGCCAGCGTGCTGTAGTATTCCCATCTGGATTCCGGCATGGTTTCCATCAACTGTTCCTGCATCCGGTGCACCAGCGACCATAGCAGCCGGAGGTCACGCCAG